TTTGCTACCAGCTTTTTGCGTCGAGGCATCTTATTCCTTTGCGTGTGGCTTTGTTTCGTTTAGTGTACTACTTGTTACTCTATTGTACACTGCTTCGTGATGGAAGTCAACAAGATTATCTACCCCTGTGTATGACAGGGCGCTGCCAAGTCCCGATGAAAAATCATTAATTATATTATCAACGCTTCCAACAAAATCTATGGTAGTAGAGATACCCTCTACACCCGATACAACTCCTCTACCGTCTTCCTGTGCCTCCCTGGACGCCATTCCTCGAAAGACTTTCTTGCCGTCTACAACTTCTCCTGGAGACTCTGCCGTACCCGCAAGAATTCGACCAACCATAACTGCCTGGGCTCCTGCGGCTAATGCTTTTGCTGCATCCCCAGAGTTGCGAATACCGCCGTCAGCAATAATTGAAGGTCCGTCGCCATAAGCAAAGTGCTCTCTGATATCAAGAATGGAAGCTAGGGTCGGAACTCCGTGTCCACTAACAACCCTAGTTGTGCAAGCAGATCCTCCACCAATTCCAACACGTACAGAATCTGCCCCAGCGTCAGCAAGCCTTGCGTATCCATCCCAAGTGGCTACGTTGCCAGCCATAATATGCACATCGTTGCCAAACAAAGATTTCATATTTTTAACTGCATCTATTGCAATTTGGCTATGACCGTTAGCAACATCGATAAGGATTAGCCCAGCCCCAGCCTGAGCCAAGGAGGTTGCCTCTTTAAGGTAGTCTCCCCTTGCCCCCACAGATGCTCCCGCTAAAGCAGTATTGGCTTTGACCATCCTGATTTGACGGATCTGCTCTTCTACTGGCATATACCTGTGAAGAATTCCAAGGCCACCTAGCTTGCGGATTGCAACCGCCATCTCCCACTCGCAAACAGTGTCCATGGGTGCTGCAATTACTGGTGAGCTAAGACGTAAAGCTCTAGGTCCCTTACCAATGATTGTTGTCAAATTTACATCTTTACGACTCTGAATATCAGAGTACTGTGGCATCAGAAGAACGTCGTCAAACGATACCTGCTCGGCTGTACTATACTTTCTCATCTCTCTCCTTTGCAATAAGCAATAGCACCAAATAACCTACTAGGTCAAAGATGGTGTCATCTCCTGGGTACTCGTGTCCCCGCTGAACACGAGATAGCTTGTCATCGATCCGAACATAAAGTTGTTCGATAGTGTCTGTTTTAGAAAAGACCCTTACGGGCTCTAAGGCAGAGTCTCCATATGCTCTATTCTTTGCGATAAGCATTTCTTCAATGCCCCGCATAATTTCTGTTATTTTATTCTCGGTCTGCTTGCTCATCAGTTGGCACTACCCCTAGTCTCTTCCAACAATAATTTTTAACGCTTTGACTTCCTGAGTCCAAACTTAGATAGATAAACATATATTGTTTCTACGCTAGAGCCGCATTCTTTTGCAATCTCTTGCGGAGTTTTGCGGTCTACCTGAAATCTTTTACGAAGCCATGCTTCATTAGTATAAAGTTTAGCAGCCATAATGCCTCCTTGTCAACCTAGCTTTTCCCAATTACGAATAGCGTAATGACCAATTCCAACAGCATCCGCTACGTCGTTGTCATTTACCTTTTTATCGTAATAAGTATTAACAAACTTAATTGTTTTATCTTTTCTTAATTCTCTTTCTTTAGTCTTATACCAAGACTCACTTTTTCCTGGGCTAGAGACTCTGAGGTCCGACTTCTCTGCGTGACTCAGCCTGCCGTTACCAATAAAGGTTTGCCAAGCTATAGGATTAATGCTTTTAATCATTCTAACGCCAGATAAAGACATCCCTCCTAAGAGTGATCCCTGGACCAAAGAGAGGTCAGCTGCCGTCTTAGGGCTATTCATAAACACAGTGTGCTCAATCACTACCGCCTCTACAGGAAATAAACTAAAAAAGTTTTTAGTTTTGTTGCAAGCATCTGCAACTTTTCGATAGGTAGTAGCACCCTCAAAATTGATCTTACCCACAGCCTCTAATTTTTTATTATTAAAAACAGCAAATGCAAGACTATTTGTGCTTGCGTCAATTGAGCATATTCTTTCTGGCCTATTAGTCAGTGAGCTGAGTTTTACCATCTGCTATTCCTTTAATTTCTTTGAGAGCCTTAGAGACGTCTTTGGGATTAATCAAGCAGGACTGACAGATTACGTCGTCGTTATATGCCGACAGCTGTGATCCACAAGATTTGCAAGACCTCTTTTTGCCTATCATTTTGTTACGACGAGAAATAATATATCTCTGTGCAATTTTTTCTTTGGTAGCCTGATCTCTGCATTCTGGAGAGCAGTAGATCTGATACCCTACATTTGGTTCAAAAGCATCATCACACCATTGACATGTTTTCATTTAAAGGCTCCAAGGAGTTTATTCTTAAGTCTCCTTGACCAGCTTCTGCACAAACTTTAGATAATGGGCAAGTCTTGCAGATCTTTGAGTTAGATCGGTAGTTCTTGGTTGGCAAGGTTTTATCTTCCCAAGCCTTACGAACTGTCCTCATCCACTCAAACGTCTGGTCTATCCACTTAATGTAATAATCATTTACAACAACAGGTATCGCCAGCAGCTCATGATTATTTTTGTTCTCATAAATTATAACACTTTTGGCCTTCTTTAGGATCTTCATATAAATAAGAACCTGAATTAAGTGACCTAGCTTAGCCTTACCGGATTTCTTGCGATACTCAAACCCTTCTTGCATAGCCGTTTTAATCTCAACAAGAAGCTCTTCACCTTCGTGCTCTACTATAGCGTCCCCGAAGCCGAATATGGGGGGGTCTTCATAAGTAATCTTAAACTCAGAATCTACCATAATGCCAGCGTCTTCAATGGCCTGTTGGATGCGCTCATGAGACTTTGTACCGTTTGTCATGTTGGCTCCAGCAAATGCATCTGCATGGTCCTCAAAAGTGCCACCCTCAAAAGCCAGGTACCAGTATCTTGCACACTCTCCATGGCCATAAGCAATTGTAGAAGGAGCAAAGCTCTTCTTCTGCTGATGACGCGAACCACGTTTTGCAATGTATCCAGAATTAATCTTTTCAATCAAAGTCTGCATACTTTCAGATGCCTTGAAAGGCTTGTCTGTGTTTGCCATTATTTGGTTAAGTAAGTTTTTAGTCATAATGTTATCGAGTAATATATTTTAATGCCGCAACAAGTTCGCTAATTGCTGATGCTGCTGTAAAATAAATATTCTTCTTTGCCCGATCTCCCTTTTCTACGTTTGCCATCCAGGTAGCTTTAAAAGACATTTTTGCTGCAATTGCTTGCAACCTAACAATCTCAATTGTTGCCACGTTAATTGGAATATCTGGTTTAAGAATAAGCTTAGCTACCATGCTTAGTGCCGTATCTAAGTCGTCATCTTTTACATATTCAGATATTTCAGCAAGGCCATTGACCATGTCAAGGGTAGTCTTGCTCTCGTTATTTTCTGTCATACTATTATAGCACCTTCTCTGGGTCGGAGATTTCACGTCTTTCTTTTACCGTTACGCTGCTAGCCCCTGGCAACCAAGGAAGCAGAACCTGGTACAGCTCCTCAAGGAGGACCACATCCTGAATCTGGTACTTCTTCATCTCACGCCAGGCCTTGTCGTTGCCTGCCATGCAGTCAATCCACAGATCAAATCCCGAGTGCTTAACCTTTGCGCCAACACCAAGTGCCTGGGCAACATAGTCTAGCTTGTTAGAAGGGAACTTGAAGTTAGCCTTTACAACACTCATAAGATCTAAGTCTTTTACTACCGAAGGTGGCTCCATACCGTTTTCAAGGAACTCACGCTTGATGTGCTTGTGGTCAAACGCTGCTGAGTTCCAGCCCATAAGTACGTCTGCTTCTTCCATCATGGCGTGCAGCTCTTCTAACATAGCCTTCTTGCCATCGTGGTGGACAGACTTGAAGGTAACCTTCTTCTTGCCCTGCCACTTTGCACCAAAGCACATCATTTCGGTGGGCTTGATGATCTGGTTAATTCCAATGTTCTGGTCCCACAACCCCCAGGTATAAACCTGCATAGGCGTAGTTTCAATATCTAGCATTAAGATTTTCATTGTTCTCTCTCTTCTAACAGTTGTTCTAGCAATGACAGCTCGACAACTGCCAGTCTTGTTTTTTGTGTTTGACCCAGTACTACAACTATAGCAGGGTCCTTATTAGATTTCAAGGCATCCGTTGTAGCTTTTGCCCAGACATCTTTATTTAAAGTAAAGCTCTTGCCAACCTCTTTAAAGTCAATTACGAAGTTGTACCAAGAAGCATCACCCTTTTTGGTATTACGACCGGAGTTCTTGTGTAGCTTTGCTCCAATACGCTTACCCTCACTTTTTTCTGTCATAGTCTCTCTTTGTTTTTTTAGTTTGTAGGCTTACCTTTGTCATGTGGTTGCTAGAGCAAAGCCACGTCATCTCTTTAGACCAAGGGTAAAACCTCATATTTGGCACTATAGAACGACACTCGTGGCAAACAAAATTACCCTGATACACAGTGTATCTGTTAGCCATTTAGCTTCTCCGCAATCTGTTTGCGAAGATCTTCATCTTCTTTTACCTTGTTGACAAACCCATCTCTACCCTGGACTTTAGAGCCGTCGGGAAGGATGTACCATGCTCCAGTTCTTTCTACGATACCAGCAAGCTCGGCAGTGTCTACAAGATCCGCAATCTCGTCTACGCCAATGCTGTCACCCCTGAAGTAGAAGTCATATTCTCCAGACTGGAAGCCAGCAGATGTCTTTGAAAACTGAAGCTCCCAGCGAATCTTGCGACCAATCTTTTCCTCAATTAGCTTGTCTCCTACAGGAATTTTTCCCTTGAGTGCCTGATTGTCTGACTCAGAGCTAAACAGCTTAATAACTGTAGAAGAGTAAAACTTTGTAGACTGACCACCAGATGGTTGCTGGCTAGTATACATAGCATTAATATTGTTGCGAGACTGTGAGATCAAGATAAACAACGTTGGCTTAACTTTATTGTTAGCATAGTTAATCATTTTCCATGCGTTGCTAAAGTCTCTAGACTCTGCACCAATCTGCTTGGTGTTTTCTAGCTGTTTAAGGTCCTCAGTGCCCTTCTCAAAGTAGATTGCAGGTAGCAGGGATGTAATACTATCCACTACAATGAGGTCTACGCCAGCCTCCATAAGGGCAACACCTACGTCAACCATTTCATTAATGGTACGGGCTTGAGAATAGATTAGCTGCTCTGTGTCTACCCCAAGTCCCCGAGCCCAATCTTCGGAGTAAGACATCTCTGCATCAATCCATGCGCAGAGCTTTCCCTCCTTCTGTGCCATTCCAATGGTTTGCAAAAGCATAGAAGACTTGGCGCTGGACTTACTTCCCCAAACAAGTACTTGTCGTCCATAGGGCAACCCTCCCCCTAAAGCTCTGTTTAAGCCGAAGCTAGGCGTGGGCTGTTTTGTAATCTCAATACCTACACCACTGCCAAGGGTTTTTCTAATTTTAGGATCTAGCTGAGCTAAAGCCTCTTCTAGTGTTACTGTCAAAATCTGACACCGTGCCTTTCTGGTCTTGTCTTGTTATAGTCTGTCTTGTTGTTAAAGGCTGCGGTTAGCGATAAACCAGAGACATACCCGCTTCTCTTTAGCCCCTCATAAAGATCTAGAGTTCTAATAAGGATGTCTGCTAATTCTGAAACTATTTCTTCAGCGCCTTTATCCTTTCGAATAGCCTCCATGGTCTCTGTTACCTCAGAAACAACCATCATGCACTGCTTTGCTATGAAAATGTCATCGACATTGCCTTCGGGCCAGAAGCCCTTTTCTTTTGCTGTTGCATGTACCTGTGCTGCTCTTTCGTCAAACATGTATATCCTCCAATATCACTGTCCCGTCTCTTGTTTTTCCAAAAGAGAATGTGTAAGCATTCCCCTCCTGAATCTTCATATATGCTTTAGCAAACGTTGTGGGGAATACAACCACAGAGTGAAGGTCTCTTCCGCTGTCTGCCAAAGTTAGCGTTGCCATCTTCTTTCCAGCTTTAGTTGTGCGTGGTTTAAAAGATACAACGTACATCTCATCTTCTTTGTATGGCAACATCTTATAGTTTAAGAACTTGATCAAGGCGGCGTCTGACTGCCTAATCTCATCGCCCGGAATAGCAGAAACAATCCTATTGTCGCTAGCAAGAAGTATGTATGTCTTACCAGTTTCAATGGCTGTCTGCTCTTCGTCAAAGATACCGACAGAGCCAGTCTTATCTAGTATTTCAACACGTGACCACCCCTTGCCCCTTTTTATGCTCTTGACCATACCCATTAAGATAAACGACCCCTTTTCCTCAAACTCCTCTACCTGATTAATAAACGCATGGTAGTGAGAAGGAACAGTGATGTTAAACTCTGGAAGATTTAAATACTCATATAGATTTTCTCTAATCTCATCCTCGTTGCGTGGCTGATCCTCAAATGTTGCTGCACCAATAATTCTTAGGGCTTGCAAAGATCTGCTGTTTACCCCTGTACCCTTTTTCATTGCAAACTCTTCTAGCTGCGCATAAGAGCTAAAGGGTCTAGCTTCGAGAAACTTTCCAGCGATGTTGTCTGAAATATATTTAATTGAAGAAAGGCCAAACCTAATGCCGTTACCTTCAATTTTAAAGTCTACATCTGAGTCATTTACGTGTGGGAGTCGGATGGGGATGCCCATTCTCTTGGTCTCAATCAGGTACTCTGTGCGTGCATCCTTGTCTTTCTCGTTTTTAAGAATAGCAAACATAAACTCAAGTGGGTAGTAGTACTTTAGCCAAGCCGTCCAATAGGATAGCGTAGAGTATGCCACAGCGTGAGACTTGTTAAAAGAATATCCAGCGTGTGCCTCAAAGTCTTGCCACAGATCTTTTGCTAAGTTTGGAGCCATGTATCTGGATGCACCTTCTACGAATTTATCCTTAAAGACATCAAACTCTTTAGCGTCTTTCTTCTTACCAATAATCTTACGAACCTTGTCGGCCTCGACCATAGACATACCCCCAAGGTTTACACAGGCTTGCATGACCTGCTCCTGGTACAAAATACAACCGTAGGTTTCTCCGGTAAACTCTTTCATGACATCGTGATGATAGGTAATGCCCTGACGCCCCTTCTTGCGCTCAATGTAGTCTTTACCGATAGTATTCATTGCACCAGGTCGGACCAAAGCGTTAGAGGCAGCTAGCTCATCAAAGTTTCGAACCCCCATCTTCATCAACAGGTTGGTATATGGTGTAGCCTCACACTGGAATATGCCCTTAGTGTGACCATTGGAAAGCATTTGATATACCGCGTCATCTGACAAATCAATCTTTAACAAGTTAATTGTTTTTCGGTGTCGCTCTTTAATAATGTCTAAGGTATTTTGCAAAACACTAAGAGTCTTTAGCCCCAAAGCATCAATCTTAATTAGACCGATACGTTCTGCCTCTTCCATGTCTACTGCAACCACCGGAATGCGCTCACCACTGCCTGGAGAGTTTCGTGTTTCCATTGGTGCGTGGCGGAAAATTGGCTCCTTGGCTGTAACAACACCAGCAGCGTGGATACCAGTGCCACGAATACGACCACGAAGCTGATCTCCATATTTCTCAACCTCTGGGTATTTTTCACGGAACTCTCTGGTTTGCTTAGAGGTAAGGTACTCATCCCAGGTGTCAAACAATTTGCTAACTTTGTTTACGTCTGTCAGCGGGATGTGCAAGACTCTAGCAATGTCTCGGATAACCCCTTTGTCTTTAAACTCTAAGAATGTTGCGATAGATGCAACGTGACGATACTGTCTAACAAGATAATCTTTTACCTCTTCACGACGGGTGTCCTGGATATCAGTATCAATATCTGGGAAGTCATTACGTTCTGGATTAATAAATCTAAAGAACAGCAGGCCATACTTGATAGGGTCAATGTCTGTGATACCCAGCGCGTAACACAGCAGGGAGCCAGCAGAGGAGCCACGCCCAGGGCCTACTTGGATGCCTTCCTTCTTTGCCCAGTTAATCATGTTGCGTACAACTAGGAAGTATGGGCCGAAGTTCTTGCTTTCGATTATGCCCATCTCTTCTTCGAGGCGCTCCATATAGCCCTCTTCTTTATACACACCACGCTCTTTAAGCCCCTCAATTGCTAAAGTAGAAAGCTCGTTGTAGGGGTTTTGATATTGTGCTGGAAGTAGGTCAAGGCCGTCACGGATTTCGTATTCCTCGATCTTATCTGCAATCTCAATAGTGTGTTGATAGATATCTTCACGGTCAATGCCCTGCGAACCCATCTGGTCACGCATCTCTTCGTCTGACAAAAGGTGAATGTCAAAGTTGTCAAATGAAATATCTCTTTCGCCATAAAGATAGTTAAGTCTATCTTTTAGGTTTTCGTGCTTCTTTGACTTTTCAAAGGTAGCGTCTTTCTGAATCTTATTGCTGTATGTATTAAGAATAAGCTTAAGCTCTTGAATCTCTTTCTGCCCCGTGTGTGCGTGGTGGCAGTCTGGCGTTACTACCGCTTTAATTCCAAACTCATCTGCTAGAGCAAGCAGCTGGTGATTCATTTCTGCTGGGTTATGAGGCATTACCTCAATGTAATAGTCGTCTCCAAATACCTTGTGGTGCCATTCGATTTGACGCTTGGCTTCTGCCAATTCTCCAGCCTCAATCGCCTTAGCAAGAGTTCCACTAAGGCAGCCAGAGGTGACTACAAGGCCTTCCTTGTACTTCTCTAAAACTTCATAGTCGATACGTGGCTTCTTGTAAAAGCCCTCTGTCCAAGCAATTTCGTTTAGCTTGTTAAGGTTTTCTAAACCTTTTTGGTTCTTGGCTAGGAGGACTATATGGTTATATACCAGGTCCAAAGGACCTTCTCTACTATCCCGATCGCGTTGATCGAACCTATCTTCGGTTATATAGCCCTCCACGCCAAGGATTGGCTTGATGTTCTTTTCTTTTGCAGCCCGAAACATCTCCCTGTGACCAGAAAGAGAGCCGTGGTCAGTAATCGCCAAAGCGGTCATACCCAGCTCTTGGGCACGATCTACATACTCTTGTGGGGTAGCAATACCGTCAAAGAGCGAGTAGTGAGTGTGAACATGCAAGCCAACATATGCCATACTTTATTACCACTCCACGTTAGAAGCGGTCACAGAAGGTGTGTCAAAGCCAAGGTAGTAGGCTTCCTGATCTGCGTATGGCACGTGGGAAAGAGCAGAGTTAAGATCATATGGCTTAACAGAACTCCAGTCGTGGGGTTCACTGTCTGGAACACCAGGGATGAGCGTGTAGTTAGTCTCAACACCTTGACCATTTCGCTTTAGCTTAAAGGTAAGATTTGAAACGCTACCCGTCTCAAGTGCGTAGTCTCTAATGGTATTGAATGGTGACTGCTTGCCAACACCCATTGACCAGATAGCAACATATGGGTCTTCTAGACCATCCTCAACAAGAACGTTGCAGTAGAACCGAAGCCTACCGCCCCATCCAGCCTTGGGGTCTTTCTGGTGCATTTCCTGCGCCCAGTCTCGACCTTCTGTCTCCATCGTGTCTACAGCCTTGCGGCGGTAGTCCTTGGGGTTGGTGTGCTCTTTCACTACCAGAGAGAGTCCACGCTCTGCATCGTAGTTGGCCGAATCTTCGTCCAGCTCTTCGATAAAACGGATCTTTACAGATTGTCCGTCTGCCAGCTTAAGCCAACGGACTCGTGGCTTGTCACTGTCATACTTGGGCTTATCCAGCAAAGCATTAATGTTTGCTAGTCCCTTAACTACACTCATATGTTCTCCTATACTTAATTGATATTTATTGATATATGTGTATATATTTTATTTGAATATTGACGATATAGAATTTGCGAAATCAAAGCTTAGGGCTTTAATGTCTTCATCTTCCATATCACCAATGTCTTTGTATTTAGCGTCTAGACGAATAACCGAAACGCGAGAAGATAGCTTTTTGTTTAACCTATCTACCATGTTTCCGCCAGCTTCGTCATTATCTGCAATGACAATTATATCATTGAAGTATTTCTTTAGCAAGTCCACTTGGATATTAGACACATTAGAACCCAATGTTGCTACCGCCGGAAACCCGCACTGGTCTAGTCTAATCGCATCGAAAGCTGATTCTACAACATAAACATTTCTTGATGCCTTGACTCTGTTTAGGTTAAACATTGTTTTAGACTTGGGCAATCCTGGTGTATTCTTAAACTGCTTTCCCTCAACAGATCTCCCAACAAAGCCAAGCAGCATACCGTCTGGAGCGTGGACTGGTATTGTGACCATGTCCTGTGCTTCAGAATATCCTAGATCAAACTTGCGCATCGATTCTTCTGTAATTTTACGCCCAGCATAGTATGTCTTTGCCCTGGGAGACTCTAGGGAGGTAGCTGCGAGACGTTTTACTAACAACTCGTCAAACTGTCTGTACATTTCTTTTGTCTGCAATCTTTGTTCTATTTCAAGCTCGATGCTAGAGTTAGCCTCTTTGCTCTTAATAAATCTAACAGACTCAAAGTATGTTCTGTTGGTCTGATGCATGACAACCTCTACAAGATCGCAAACATGGTGACAAGAAAAGCAAAAGAAAGTTCCCTTAATCTTATCAACCTCACCCGCAGGCGTTCTGTTGTTTGCGTGGAAAGGACAAAATACAATGTAGTCAGAGTCAACCTCGGACTGAATTTCTAAACCGCTTCCAACAAGAATTCTCTTTACTTGTTCTGGAGTATAAACTTTCAGGCTATCTTTGTTTGCCATTACAAGCCTTCAACGTCTTTGTACTTATAGTGACCCTTGTCAAAGTCTACCTGAACCATAAACTCCCCCATAAAACCATGACGATTTTTGCGGAAGACACATTCCATGACATCGCTATTGCTTGCTCTACCCAAAGCCATGACCCAGTCAGCGTCGTAAGCGATTTGGCGTGACCATGCTGTCTGACCCAGGGTGGGCACTGTTTCTAGTTTTGTAACGTCATCTGGCGTTGCAGAAGAAATTGCAATAATAGGAACCTCTTCGGAGATAGCCATTAGCTTTAGCTCACGAGAAAGATTTTTCATGCGAACCGTTTCGTTATCTGATTTTTGGTTTGGGCTCATAAGCTGAAGGTAGTCAACAATTACGAAGTCTGGCCTGTACTGATCAATCTTTCCCCTTAGCACAGATGGAGTGATGTCTCCGCCAGTGTCATTAGAGATAATGTGAAACTCTGGCTTGCCTTGTAGGTGTTTGCTGTGCCACATCTTTAATGTGTCAAGCTCTACATCTCCAGAGCTAAGCTTTCTATGTGACCAAAGTCCTTCGCCCATGATGGTAAAGACACGATTACGAACCTCAGTCTCTGACATCTCAAGGCTAATAACTAATGGAGACCTGCCCTGCTTCCATGCCTGCACAGCAAAATATAGCGACAGCCAAGACTTACCGATACCAGGATATGCAAGAAATACTCCAAGCTGTCCTGGCATAATTCCAGCTGGCAAATAGCCATCAAAACCTGGCAGACCTGTTTTAATTCCAACAGATCCAGCTGCCTGCTTTGCCTTAAGGTCTTCAAAATATGCCAACGCAGACTCAATGTCTGTGGCGTCAATGTCTCGAATTGTAGAAGTTTCTTTTTTAAGCTGAGATGTGCCACCGATAAGGTTTTCTAAAGCAGAGCCACCATTGCCTGTCTGGATTTCCTCTGCAGCAGATCGCAGCATATCTTTGAGGCTATCGTTAAGAAACTCGGACTGTAGCTCTTCTAGGTGGTGCTTGGTAGCCCCTATGCCTTCTACTGGTTGAAAGTCTCTAAACTTTTCAACAACCAAAGATGCTGGAGGAACGGATGCATTCTTTTCAAAATAGCTGCGAACAAACTCCCAAACATCGTTGTGAGTCCGCATAAGGTTATCTACATTTGCCTGAAGTAAAACATGGACTTGCTTATCCTCTAGTACCGCAGATATTACCTTTGCTTCTGTGTTAGCCATTCAACCATTCCCTTGCTAATTTTCGTCTCTCTGTTCTCTCTTTTTGATCTTGCTCCATAGCTTTTCTTGACTCAACTATTTTCTCTGCATTGTAGCAAAAGTATTGCCAAGTAGGCGCATTAGACACCTCAAAGTAGTAGGCCAAAAGATCTAGGCAGTCGGGAAGCCCGTAAGACTCTACCAAAGCATCGGCAGCCCACTGCTCTTTGTACATGTTAATGTCTGGCTTTGATTCGTACTTTTGAGTATACAGCTTACTGTATCTCGATAGCAAAGCCATTCGAAGTTTGCGCTCTGCCATTACTGACTAATTTCTGACGAAGCCTCTTTAACTTTTTCAGCAAGCTTGTTTTCAACAAACTCGTATACCCGCTCAAAAGCCTCATTGATGTTTTCGCCTTCTCGCCTTGAATCTTCGATCCCCAGGTCAATACGCAATGATTGGAAGTTACCAACATTGAGCGTATACCCCAGAGACACAGTTACTTTAGTTTCACCGTTATCCATCTCATACCCTTCTAAATAGATTCGCTCCAGATTGGAACGAAATTTCCGTCTTCTGTTCTCGTATAAGTCAGGATACCATCCCCCATACGTCTTGTCAACTCCTGGATAGTTGGAGTCTTGTTGTTTGAAATAAGACCGTCTTTACGGGGACGACCCGTATGACGTGAAGCAAGTATATCACGGATTTCTTTAACCATTGAAGCAGAGTAGTAGGCACGAGTCCTCCAGCTGCGCTCTGCGCCTAGCGAAGCCGCGACTGGTGGCGGTATAACACCATTTGTAACAAGTCTATAAAGATGTTTTTGATGCCTACTAACAAGGGTTGCTGTATCTTTAACGCTGTACGCCTTTTCTGAATTCTTTTTAAAGTCAGCTATGAGGCAGCTTTCTATTCTGTCTTTGTTTATGTTGTAAACAGACATGATGCCATTAGACTTATTAATGTGATATTTGCGAACAAGATCACCATTTAAGAAGAAGACTCTTTTATTCCCCGACACAACGGGAGCGCTGTTATACGCCTCTCTGTCCATAATATTCCTTAAACTGGAACACCGATCATCAGGAGATTTATGCCAACGGATGCCACACCAATTGTTTTAAATTTAACAACTCCCTCAACTCGGTTGTTGGTAATTTTTGTAAGCAATACAGAAACGTCCTTTCCAGCCTCTGTAGAGCTTTCGCCAATAAGAATTGGCGTAGCGGTTGCAATTGGTGGGTAAGTAAAATCACTAAAGTTATAGCTAAAGGTACTTTCTCCGTCTGGGCTGGTACTTGTTGTATTTGTTACTTCTAAGTATCCGCCAACGACTCTAGCATCTGACGTTCTAATATTCTGAGTTCCAGAAGCAATTGTGTCAATTGAAGAGTATCTACCAGTCGTTGTTGTAATCTGAGACGCAAGCTCATTAACAGTATTTGCAACTTGGTAAATATACGACAGGTCTAGTGGCTGTCCACGTTCTGGCAATGGTATTTTTGACATAAGGCTCCTAACTCAATGATACCAGATCTTCGGGTGCGTCGGTGTCCCAAATAATCAGGCTAGAGGCATACTCTTTGTCAGAGCTAGAGATTTGAATGGCTACCTCTACAGTAGAAGCCCCAGATTTTGCCAACAAAGAATAAGTGTGAATAGATGTTGTACCATGATACACAAAAGATGCGTCGATATCAAACTTTATAAAAACGTCATAGTCTCTACCAGTGTTGTCATCATCCCACGCTATTTGAATAACGGATCCAGAAATAACAACATCACCATCTACGGGGTCAATATCTATACCAGTAATCTCTCTAATGGGTGACCATTGAGAATATCGGTTTTGGTCTTCGGAGATTATTCGATACCTCACCACGTAGCCATAGCTACCGTCTGAAAGCAAAGTAACTGGAGGAAGCGTATCCTTTTTTACAATCGCTTTTTGATCTCCACTAGGCATTAAGCAACATCCATTCCATATCTAAACTCTACAATATTAGATGTGTTTGTTGCTTTAAGAATTGGCTGACCATCTTCTGTTTTGATAACGGTATATCCAGTAAGCCCATAAAGAGGATTCTGGGCAGTTGTATTTTCAAATCTTAATCCGTCTAACGCTATGTAAAAATCACTAGAAGGAGTTTCAGATAGTGTGTCATATACCATGGCATAAACCTTAACTGAGGTAACTGAGTCCCAGGTAAAACCTGAAGATTTAACTAGATCCCCCAAAGTGCTGGTTGCAACGTAGTATCTGTTGTCTGCAAAGCTTTGATCGGCATTAGTAAGATTAAGGTGTAGCTGTGCAAAGTTGTCTGGATCTACAACGTCGCTGGAGGCAAATTCAACCAACAGGCGCACTCCGCCTACCTCTTCTGTTTGTGCGGAGTCTTTCTTTACAACTGCAAAAGCAAGCCTAACTTCGTCCTGGGCAGAGTTTCTGTCAAAGTCAATAGAAATTCCGGTCCTGTGGATGTGATCTCCTGTATCTAAATAAACAAGTGATGGGTTGTATTCATCTTCTAGAAGAGTAGACATGTCTCCACGCACAAACAAAGAAGTGTCCAAAAATCTTGGCAACTCATATTCGCTAAACCTGGTCTCAGTGCTAAAGGTGGTGTCGTTAGACTTTCCTAAGAATGCAATCCTTTCTCCACCCTCGTCATCGAGAGGATTGATTATGTCGTCAGCATCCCCAGTCAGCTCTCCGCTAACTAGCTCTACTGTGGTGGCTGTGGTCTCGTTGTGGTACTCCCAGTTTTCGGACTGTGCAAAGGTGTAGACCATTCTGCTGTCCCTGTTCCCAGCGGCTGGATTTGACTTGCCAGAAAAAACACCGACTTCAGTAAAGAGATACCTCTGATCACCAGGCAGCTCTGCAGAAAAAACTATATTTGCTGCGCCAGCCTCATCATAGACATAGCCTCTGGAGGTGATGGGAACTCTTAAAACCTCAAAGCCTAAAGAGCTTTGATCGGAGTACCCACCAAACTCATCTGCTTCTGACAATGGCTTTGGGCCAACGCCAAGAGCAATGTGAGAGGCATATGCTGGTGCAGAGCCAATAAGGTATTTTGCAAGAATTGTTTTTCCGGTATTAGTAATCAAGATTCCTCCGTATATATTGTATCACTTAAGAGGCTTCCAGAATCAAGTACTTGTACGTCAACGACCTCGTTCTTTTCCATGTTTGTTACATCAATAATAATGTCACCCCTGTCTGCAAAGGCAAGGTCTGAGTCTGCAACCCATACCCTCTGCCCCTCTGGACCAGAGCCTTCTTCTGGGACGTGAATGTCTAGTCTAATAGAGAAGTTCTTAAAATACTTGTCAATAGTTTCTGGTAAGGTAAACACGTTGACTGGGCTGTATCTTCTCTGAAGCTGGTTTAGATTGCCGATTAGAGAGTAAGAAACATTTATTCCGTTAACTAAAGTGGACCTAGCAATGTTAATTATTTCGTGGCCAGCAATGCTTTCAAAGTATATCTGACTTACGGCATCTATTGGTGTTGCAACAGACTGAACAATAAGGTCTGGTGTCGCAATCTTAACTCCAGAAGTTATAGACTCTGTTGGCGTAGAAGATGCCATCTGTGGGGTAGCCTCTATCACTCTGCCACCTCGCTTACATAAACTGTCATAGAAGGACCTTCTTTATTTCTTGAATATTCAATGTTATAAATTACAAACCTTGAGTCTCCGCTGCCCAGCTCATTTACACCGTTTTCGTTTGTATAGTCAACTTTTACAATGTCTCCTAGCTGTAAGATGGGCATCCCAAAGACCTCAATACCAGCAGCCAGCCTGTTCTTCATAACTCTTTGAGTTAGCCAGCGCATCATATTGTCTGCAGACTCCTGGCTTTGGATGTACGGGGCCTCAATGCTAAACTCTTTTCTCCCTTGCGTAAGTCTGCTGAATTTAATATTTTGATATTCTTCAGTTGATTTTTCTGGTGGTAAGATTACGGTGTCTCCAACAATAATTGGATCTGACAAATCCCCGACTCTATTAAAGTATTCGTCTACAGAGAGTTCGTGCTCTGATTGCTGAGTAAACGTTACCCCCTGAATTCTTAGGTAGTTGCCACTCGTTGAGTCTAGGTTTAAAGCAGAGTCTGTGTTGTTAAAGATTAAGAACTCTGCTCCGTAAGAGCTTGCCCTAAATCCAGAAACAGAATATCCCTTAACCTTGTTAAATGTTGGAGAAATCTGAGCAGACAATGCTGGATATGCTTTGTCGTACCTTACATTGAAGTAAGAAGCCTCTCTCATAATTGTTCCAAACTCTTCGTAGTAAAGGTTGTACTTTGGTGGCTCATTAGGACCAATACCAGAAAGATAAGTAGACCGCACCAGCCCACTCAAAGCATATTTTTGTAAGGCCTGATTTGCATTAATTTCGTTTACACCGAAGGTCGATCTAACTGGGGCATCTAAAGAAAATGTAGCGTTTTGACTATAGTTGTCTGTGAGGGCATAGATGTTTTCAAACATTAGCCTGGCGTTTCCACGAACAAATAATGCCATATTGTTGTATGTTGGAAGCGGATCATCATCATCAACAATTGCTACGTTAATGTTGTTAATGTATAAGTAGAACCTTCTGATTCCCCCAAGGTCTTCATACTCTACTGCTAGATCATATATCGTTGTGTTTGTTTCAGAGGCAAGCCTAGACTGTCCAACAAAAGTTCCATCATCTACAACAAAATTACCAATTCCGCTCCAAAGCTTTACGGGAATAGATGGTTCAGAATCTTCAGTTGCTGAAGCGTTTCTTTTTACTTTGTAGAAAAATGCATCTGCTACCTGAGTTTCCTCGTCATAGTCTGAAATATTTGCAGCAGTAAGAGCGGCAATTTCAAAGAAATACCCATTGTTGTTCTCAGCATTAAGAAGTATTCCCAAGCCGCCACTTCCACCAGCAATTGTTAAATCTTGGTTTGTACCAATATCAGAAAGGGTGTAGTAAGTGGTCGCTCCGTTAGGAGTTTGATCCCTGATGTCACTATCCTCTAGCTGCCCAACAATCCTTACCCTGGTGCCAAAATGCTTAAATCTATTTTCTAAAGGCTTGTATACATAAGAGACAAAGTCTTTGTTTTGTATATTTCCAGCAGAGCCAGGGCCATTCATAACAAGTGCCGAGGATTGGATTGTCGCTGGATAGCTTAACGAGTTATTTGATTCATTAATTGATTGATCTGCTAAAAAGTTTTTGATGACGCCAGTTCTATCTGAGGAAGCTGCTTGTGCGTTATTAGATCCAGCAACTCCTAGCTCTGTCTCTGGTGGCTCTTCTGCGCCAAACAGGTAGATAGAGTTCATGTTAATACCGCGAACATTGTCATTGCTTGACCAATAATCGCTTAGGCCTGCTGAGTGTGAAACTATTTCTGTTCCAAACTGACCTCTTCCGTGCTTGGAGACTGCTCCATTTTGGAGCTTAGTAACTCCTCCATTTGTTTCATAATTAGGCTCTGCGTAAATCCTAACAAGACCAGTTGGATAAATTTTTCCATTAAAAGGAATCTTAGAAAAATACCTTTGGTATTCTCTTAGGCTGCTAATCCAAACATTGCTATTGTTGTCTACATCTTGCTCTTCACTAGAAAGGCCTGGAATGTTGTACTGAACAGCATCATACTTTATGATCTCCCCATTAGCATACATATATCCGCTGTATCTTGTTAGCCAGTATATTCCATCACCTAAATCAATAATATTATTAATGACTTTGTTATTTTCTACAACAGGTATATCGCTGCTAAGATCAGTATTAAGTGGTACAGCGGCTAACGAATATGCAGACTGCTCCATAACTTCTTCATTTGTTGACCTAAGAGATTCGTTTGACGTTACCTCCCAAAGAAGCGCTGGCTTATATATCCAGGTCTTATCTCTTTCCAGCAAAGAGGCCTGCCTGATAGACCCATAGGCTCTTTGTAAATACTTTGTAGAATAAACTATTTTACCGTCATTGTAAATTCCATTGTCTTGATAAGCAAGATCAACAATGTTTGCTAGGGCTGTATTGTCTTGACTATTTTTTAATACGCCCGTGTCTGTAAAGTCTTTAGATCCATAAAGAGTAATGTCAGTAGATCTTTCACTAGTGGTAGGCATGATGTAGCCCTTGCTCATTACGACAAAATTGTTGTACTCGTCAAAGAACATTGCCGACTGGGTTGATCTAGCTAAAGAATTGAGAACTTCTGCTACAGACTTGTCTGGCTCTATGTAAAAGTATGAAATAATTTCTTCTGTTTCGTTTTCGTTTCTTTGAAAGACGTAATTAGAAAAGCCTACAGAGTCTAAAACTAAAGACACAGCATAGCTAAGAGAAACGTTCTGAACAAGAATCTGTGGGGCGGTGGTTGCTTCTAGATAAAAGAAAAAGTCTCTCATGTCCATAGAGACAGATCTATCTTTGTTGTTAATTGATGGGAAGCCTTCAGTGTACATTGTTTTGATAGGTACAAAGTAATCCACACCAGAAACATCTACAACAATTTCATACAACTTAATTTGAATATTTTGAGACAAGTAATTATGAATAATGCTTGATGTGTTTTGATTGTAAAAGGCTTGGTCATAGTCAAACAGATTTAAGCTTCCCGTCGAAGCAAGTAGCTGGCCTACTGGCAAACCGCTAACTCCTAGGTCTGAGGCAGACTTGCTAAGAGAAAACTCTGTAACTTTGTCTGAAAGATCTACTGTGAGTCTTGGAGAAAGCTCAATAAGGTCTAGGGTAGATTCAAAAACATTCATAGTTTCTACGACTAGCCTTAAGCCATCTAGGTATTTAAATTCTCTGTATACGACCTCGTTAGAAATATTATCGGTAAACTCTGGCGGGTTTGTTAAGTCCGTAACAAAAGACACAGCCCTGTTTACATCATCTACAATTTGCCATCCGTAACTAGCCACAAAGCTTTCGTACTCTCCATCAATTGCTATATAAACCACCCCACGAGTATCGCTTTCATTACGGACAAGATAGGATGTGCCATCGGTTAGGTCTGTTGCACTTGGAAGCAAAGATGTTGACGCATATTCTTTTTCATATCTAAACAGGTTGTAGTATTCGTCTGGGATAACTAGCCCATATCCAACTTCCAGATACCCGTCATTTCCAAAAATAGCAGAACCATCTCTTCTTGTGGACTGTTCGTCAAACTCAATTGCATCAAACCAGTTGTCTCCAGAGAGGTACTGAATTTTCCATATCAAAGGAACAGTGTTGTTTGCATCTCCGAAGAATGGGTCTTCATAGGTGCCAGAGGAGCTTGAGAATGGTCCTAGGTCAATGCTTCCCGTATTTGTCTGTAGCTTTACGACAATTCTATTTGCTGGGACGCTGTCTTTATACACAACGTAGGGGGCAGCATCATCAATATAGTTTCTTTCGTTAACTACGTTAGTTGCAATACCACGTTCTACGCCAGACTCTGTACGATAAGATGACCAATACTTAAATGTGTCCTTTTTATCTGCCATGTAGTATCTAGGTCTCTGAGACATAAAGATGCTGTCGTTGTGAGAAAATTTGTTTTCAAAGTATCGAAGTTTATTAATTCCAGATCTTGGCCTAAACCTTCCAAAGCAATCTTCTAAAGAATACAGCATTGCTTCTTTTTGTTTACTAGAAACAAAGGCTATAGGGATTTCCTGATCGTCATACCCGCCATCAACTACGATGTCTGCGTCTGTGGCATTGGTATAAAAATTACCATCATCTTCATAGCTAAAGGATGCAGCAATCCTATAGTAAAGGCTGCTCTCGTCTGCTGGACGAAACCTGTAGTTTCCTATTTGAGAAATGTTTTCAGCAATGTTCATGTTCCACTCCGCAATTACAGCGGACTGAAGCTTGATCGTGGAGGACTCCTGAAGGTGCTCCTCTAGTGCTGAATTAGTAAACATTATACCTCTTCTAGGCTAAGCGATATATTCCAAAAGTCGTGCGTTGCTCTACCCCGTTTTGATACGTCGTACTGAAAGTCCTCAAAGAAAACTTCTACGATTTCATTATATCTGCCCAGCTTGTTGTAGTTGTCGGTTTCAAAATTATTAAACTTATCGTATGCCAAAAACACCCAAAAAGATCCTTGATGATTTTCGTACCAGTTTAACAAGTCTACCGCACCAGCACCATTATCCATAATGTAAGAAGTTTCAGATTCACCGATAAACGTTTCACCGCTTACTGCGTCAACAACCAAAGCGGAACTGGCAGATCTAGATGGAATGTTGTCCCAAGAAACAGAAATATTCATTTTATCTGCAATGTGGTATGAACGCATACGGCCATTAATAGTTCTGACCTTGCTTTCAATCCTGTTGTTTTTAAATGATATAGGCTGCCTGTTATAGTCTGACAACACAATAAAGTCTTCAAACTCTGTACCCTCTGGGACATAAAATCCGTTGTCAATAGTTCCGGGGTTATCCGAAAACAACATCGCCTGTGGTCTAGTGTATTTTTTACGATTAGACATGTATGTTGATGAAACCATTAAATTCTATTCCCCCTAATTCTTTGCCCCTCTACCTGCTTGATACTACGCATAACTGTGTTTGCAATTCTGTTTGGATCTGAGTCAGACTTGACGTTTACATTCAAGTTATAATTATACACGGAACCGTCACTGTATGTGCCACGATTAATATCTTCAAGATTTTTTACCCCAAAGTTTTTAACAGCTGGTCTGCGAACAACGTACTCTCCTGGGGTTAGCATTGCGGGTACTGTGTCTGACCCAAGTGATTTAAAGAAGCCACCGTTGGACTTGTACGGAATGAGTCCTCCCATGGGGTACCCCTTGACCTTTCCGCCCATGGCCATTTGTAGTGGTGGTGCGCTAACGCCACCCACCATTCCGCCTACAGCCATTCTCTTTGGAACAATCATTCCACCGTTTGCGCTGTATGTTGGGCTTAGCTTTTGGTCTAGTCCGTCTGGTCCTCCACGATTTTCATTGTAGTATTGGTTCCAAGACATTCCGGCAGGCACCAGGTTCTTTAGTGGTGTTCCGTCTGGCATTGTCCACTCGTCTTTTCTATTTGCTCGCGGTGCGGAAGAGCCTCCGCCTCCACTAGAAGGTGCTGGTGCAGGTGCTGCTTTTGGCATGGGGAAAAGCTCTTCCCAGTTTGCAGGCTTGGTACCTGTTTGAATAAACTGCCCCATAGCTACAAGTTTTTCAGCAGAGGTAGCCATATCTTCCATATTGATTGCAGCTAGAGATGTAGCCGCTGCAATTGCATCAAACTCTTCCCTTGCCATGCCGTTAAGCTCTATCTGCTCGATAGCTAGGTCCCTTGTAATTTCTGCTAGTCTAATTCTTTCTTGTGCTGGCTCAAGACTTGCCTCTTCTATTTCAAATACCTGTCTTTCAAGTGTGGTAATCAGGTCTTCGATTTCTTTTCTTCCCAGGCCAGATGTAGACCTTACGGCTTCAATCTCTTGAGTTCTTTGTCTTTCTAGTGCTTCTTTTTGAGCCTCTTCTGCCGCCTGTGCCTGCTGGGTACGAAGCTCCTGCTGTGCCCTTGCAGCTGCTGCCACATCTCCACGAGAAAGAGCTTCTGCAATGTCTAGCTGAGCTTTTTGTAAATTGTTGATTCTTTCATTGGCCTTGGCTACATTGTCCAAAGCTTCTGCACGCTTGTCATACTTTTCATTAATGTCTTCTTCTTGCCAAGAAATTCTTTCAAGCTCGGCATTGTAATCATCTAGCTGATACTGGATTGCAGCTATTTGATTTTGGGCATCTCTAATTAGGTCATTGTCTGCAGCGGTATCTGCTTCAAAGGTTACATCAATTACTGCCCGCTCTTTACTAAAGTAGTCATTAATGTCTGTTAGGTATTGTCCGAATAGCTCTTCTTCTCTACCCTCAGCAATGGCAATCTGAACTTCAAGGTTTGCTTTTTCTTCAGCATTCTTTAGCGCTGCCTCTAGGGCTTTGGAGTCAATGCTGGGGTCTAAGAAAATCTTTTGCAGGTCCTTATCGCCCATAATAGCTTTAACCTGTTCGTCGGAGTATTCTCCTTGTGCCTTAGAAAGCTCTCTCAGAATAGCAACCTGGTTAGAAAACTCTTCGTTAGTCTTACGAACAGATTCGGAAATTCTAGAGCGCTCTCTTTGCTCTTCAAGATCTTCTTCTAGCTCTTTGGCTAGCTCCGTGACTCTAAGAATTTCTTTAATTTGTTCCGTGCTCGCACCCTGAGCAATAGCGGCAGCAAGAGCCTCATCTTGTACTGCCTCATATGCGTCCGCCAAAGACATTCCATTTGCTGTCAATGTGCTAATTGCTGAAATTTGATTCTTTGTTTTTGTGATAAACTTTTCTTGACCATTTACGTAGTCTCCAATAGCCACTGCGTCAAAAGCCGCATTCATATTCAAAAGCTTGCCCTTGGCCCTAACGATGTTCCCTAAACCATCAAACTCAAACAGCTCGTTCTTACGCTTTTCATATTCATCAGGATCCATACCGACAATTTGTGCAATTAAACCTTCTCCAACTCCAAGGCTACGAATTTGTTTTTCGAGACCATTAAACATATTCATTTGAGTTGTTCCGCCAGCAAAAATAGAGCTTAGGGTTTCTTGCATACCCTCCCAGCCCTTCTTCATGCTAACTGTAGCGTTACGAAGATCTCTAAGTTTTGTGATGAGGCTGTCTACTTGTGGCTCTGAGCCAGAGCCTGAGCTTCCTGGACCAGGGTCGGCCTCTGTCTCTGAAGCAACGCCAGTTCCAGTTGTGGCAAGATCGGCCATGTGTGCCATATATCTGCTAACATTTGCACCAAAAATTTCATCCTTTGTCATTCCACCAATAGCACCGTTATTTGCCAAAGCCCAGCCATACACAATTTCTTTAAATTCTGGATCTGTGTATGCTGTGGCCATAGATCTTAGAGCAATTACATAATCAATTTTTTGTTCTGGGGGAAGCGAATCAAAGTAGTCCTGGTTTTCTGCAACTATGCTAGCAACATCGTCTCCAATGTGTTCGGAAATCATTGTGGTAGTTATTTCTTTGCCATCTAGAGAATTTAAGTAGTCTAGATCGTTATTTAAATCATCGTAAGCTGCTGGGTCGTCTTCTTTGAGTGAAACAGTTGCTCTCATCAAAACTTCTGAGTCATCCCCCATAACACCTCTCATTTTATTGATTGTGTTGAATGTCTCTATTGTTTCTTTTGCTTCTGTTGGGTTCTCTGTAGCGACATCAAACATAAAGCTTTGTTTTGCCTCTACGTTGTCTCCAAAGCCTTGCGCTATTTGCATTGCAAGGTCTGCGTCTTTTCCTCCAACATTTGCTACCGCTTCTACAAAATACGTAGAGGTTACGGAGTCACCATTGGCAAGTGCAGAAAGTGTTGAAAGCGATACATTTCCGGCATCGACTTGAGCCTTAATCAAGAACTCTTGATCTGGCAAAAGGTTTTGGGCATCAAGGCCTTCCAACGCAGTTTCTGCTAATGCTTTTTGTACTGGGTCATCTTCAAACTTTTTAAGAATAGACTCATCTATGTTTTCTAAAATATCTGTTTGCACACTTGGGTCAAACCCTGCAAACTGAGCAGAAATAGAGTCAACCCTTGCCTTGTAGTCTTCTAAGTAATCTACTTGCTTTTGTGTTTTTTCTTCTGTTAGCTGATTTACAAGGTCTAGGTTACCCTCAAGCTCTGCTGAATTTATAAGCTTGTCGTATCTTACATCAATAGCGTCTAGGTTATTAGCAAACGCTTGCATAGTTCCTGTAATTAGGGCAGCGTTTCTGCCAGCCTCTTCTGCAAGCTCAACCTGCCCCTCCATTCCACCCGAAAACATGCCCTTGACGGCTGCCGTAGCCTGGGCGCCCAGCCTAAAGATTGATGCAGCGCCACCAAGAATTGGCACCTTTGAAATTGCATTAATCCAAGCTGGGGTGTTAGCTTCTAGCCAGGGCTCAACCTTTGCAAGCTCTTCCGTTACCCCGTCAACGCTACCCTTTGCACTTTCTACTAGCCCATCAAAGCCTGAGTATTGTTCTGTTAGTGCTGAAAGGTTTTCTCCAGAAGACAGGGTTTGATCAGTAAGCTCTGCGTTTAGTTCTATTGCATAGCTTAGAGGGTCTGACTCAAGGTCCTCGCCGTTTGGACCAAAAATGTCTACTAGCTTAGCATTTACATCCATAGAAAAGTTTAGATCGTCCATTTCTTGTCCCAGAGCTAAGGCAATGCCTCTGGCTTGTTCTTGAGTTAGAGATCCCTCGATTAAAGCTGCTTGCAGCTGTTGTGTGAGCATGGCTTGGGCGGCGTCCATGCCCTTAAAATCAATCATCTCTCTAACAGATGACAGTAGCTCTTGCCCTTCGTCAGAACCGACAAAGGATTGTCCAAATGGGGTTTCCCCTGGCTGAATCTTAAAGGGGCTTCGCATCTCTTCTCTTTGCTTATCCCTAATTTCTGATGGCCTTGCTTTGCCTGTGGCATCTGCATATTTTTGAAGAGCTTCAGATCCGGTGCCCAGAGCTTTTCCAAGCCTGTTTGCTTTTTCAGTAGCATCTTTAATTGTTTTGTTGTATAAGAAGAATGCTCCAACACCTAGACCAATTACTGCTACAAGCGCTGCTATGGGTGCTGGAAGCGCCATTAGAAGTGGTGCTACTGCAGAGAGCCCAGCAAGTGCTGGCAAAGCCTTTTGGGCAACTTCTCCAACCTTACCGTCAACCTGTGTTGCCATACCAGCGACCATTGTTGCAGTTCCAAGGGCACCCAAAGCTTTTCCTGCTCTAGCTTGTCTTTTTTGCCTTCTATCTTCTTTGATGGCGGCCTTTTCTTGCTTTACTTTATCTGACACCATATCGGTGTTGTCGTCAATAGAGCCTTGCTGTCTTTCCATTGTTTCTGCAAGGTTTTCAGATTCAATGTTACCTGACCGTATCGCATTTTCTAATGCTGGGTCAAAAGCTACCTCATTAACTACCTTTACTGGTGCGGGTGCCCCAGTTGTTGAAACGATGTTTCCCTTACTGTCTGTAACATTTGCCCCAGAAGTTTCGGCAAAATAGTTAGCCATTTTTTTACCAGGAGCAGTTTTAAAGAAAACATCCTCTGCTTTGCTTCCAACCTTTTTGCCAAAGCCTGCTACCCTTCCTCTCAGCCCCGGCTTGGCGGGGGTTGGCGGAGGGGCCATTCCTGGTAGAGGGGTTGTTGGTGGCTTGGGTGCTGCAAGGTTTCCAGGTAGTGGTGGCTTTCCTGTTCCAGAAGCTGCAGCCTCAAAGGCGTCCTGATATCCCTCCCCATCTTCAGCGCCTTGAGAAACCCACGTTGGGTGAGGGGAATTCCAGCCTCCGGCGTCTAGAAGATTTGGCAAGAAGCTTGGAGCTTGCTGTGCTACTGCAGCTTCTGCCGCGTTCATATACCCGTTGGCGTCTTCCGCCCCTTGAGTTTCTGCCAAAGGTTGAGCGTTTGCTATGATTTCTGCGGCCCCTGCTTTTGTTGTTCCTACTGGAGCCGCAAATCTTTGTTTGGTTGCTTCATCATAAAGGGTTTCTCTGCCCGCGACCAGGTTTTCTTGCAGCCTCATTGAGGGGGCTGTCATTCTTCTGCCGTCAGAGAAGTCTTCTGGTTTTCCAACTTCGTAATCTACAAGGTGCGACAACTGAGTACCTTCGGGAACCTGGCCTTCTAAAAGATCTTCAACCTTTTGGAATCTTGGACCGCCACCCTTATAGAAGCTGCCCTCTTCTAGCAGCTTCTGCCTTCCAGCAGTTCTTACCTTCCCCGTTTCGTCCACCCTTTTTTCTGCAGTGTTCTCTACAGTGGTTATCCTTGTTCTTGCTCTTTCTTCTGCGGCGATAAAGTCTGAAGAATATCCAGCCTCTTCTGTGGGCCTAATTCCCTCAACTATTCCGTAAATCTCTTGATCGGTTGGGTTTTGGTCTGCAGCTCCGGCGGCAACACCTTCTATAACTCCTCTGCTAAGATCCCCAGCAAACTTCTTAAATTGTGGGTTACTTGCCACAAGAGACCTAACCTGTTCTGGCGTGGTTGCCCCCAGCTCCTCTGCTATCTTAGAAACAACTGGAGAATAAATTGCCTCTCCACCAATTTTTAGCTCTCCTACAGAATCAGCTCTTGACTTTTTACCAAGGTTAAGATCTTTGCTAAACTTTGCAACGTAGTCTGTGTAACCCTTTGTCTCGCCGGCACCGACAACCCCGCCCTTACTGTATCCGGGGATGTTTCCAGAAATTAGTTGCTTTATAGCTTCTGGATTTTCCCGAACGACTGCGGCTGGAATGACTGCCTCACCATTCGACAACATTGCAAAAATAGAGTCAGATGTGCCGCTGCCTGGCCCTCGAATAATTCCACCCTCGGCAAATCCCTGTGGTCTGGGGCCTCCCCTTGCCGCTACTCCACGAGCGGTCTGTCCAATAGACAACTGTCTTTGTGCTTGTATTGCTGCACGATACTGAGCAACCAAATTAGATATAGCAGAAGCTTCTGAGGTAAAGATTTGTGTAAGATTGCTATGGCTTTGTCCTAGTGATGCTGCTACAGCTGCCGCTTCGATCTGCTGCTGAGTCATGTACTCAGTTTGGCCACCTAGTAGCGTGCTCTTTCCACTAAGCATTCCAAAAGCATTACCCAAGAAAAGGAAGAATTTAAGAAGGTTTGCAACACCGTTAGCAATAAGACCAAAGGCCATTAGTGCTGCAGGCGCGACCACGCCGGCGACAGTGGTAAGAATTACAATGAACTGCTTCCCGCCATCGCCAAGATTATTAAATGACTTAAGAAGCTTTGTCCCGAACTCAATAAGTGGTCCAACAGCCTTTATAAACTCTTCTCCAATAGGAGCCAGAGCGGCCTTTAACTCTTCCATCTGTTTTTTAAGTCTAAATGCTGGAGAGTCCTCTACCGCCTTAAGCTCTCTTTCGGCTACAATCCCAAGCTCTTCCATACTGTTTGTGGTTAGCTCTAGGATTTTGCTAGCCTGACTACCTTCTTTAGATATGTTTTGGAACATTGTAGACATGCGAGCAAACTGGAATTTTCCAAACAATTGCTCAATTGCTCTTGCTCTATTTAGTGCGTCAAGTCCGTCTAACTCTTGTCCCAATGCTAAAACTGTTTGTCTAAGGTTACCCGCATTCTGTTCTACAATTCCAACAATGTCAATTCCAAACGCTGCCATCTCTTTCTTTGCTACCTCGGTCGGAGCGACTAGACGAGCTAGAGATGTCTTAAGTGCGTTGGCACCTTGGCTGGCATTAATTCCGCCCTCACGCATAGCGGTAAGGAAGAATGCAAGGTCTTCAACATCTCCGCCAAGCTGTTGTACAACAGAACCAGCTTTTGGAATAGCCTCGTTAAAGTCTTCGATAGAGAGAATTGTTTGGTTTTCTGCAGCGTTAAGAAATGCAATTTTTCCAGCAAGATCTTCTGCTGCAATGCCGAATGCATTTGTTAAAGATATTGTTGTGTCAAGGGCTTCCTCTTGTTCTAGACCACCCAGTACCGCCAGCCTTGTGGCCTGAGTAACCTGTGCGGTAAGATCTTCTCCCACATTTCCCATTTGAGCAACTTTTGCCGCTAGCCCAATAGTCTTTTCTACTGCAACACCATACTTTGTAAATTCTTCTGCTAGCTGTCTAACGTTGGCTAAAGCCTTTTCGGTATCAGCATCAGTGGTGAACATGTCACCATAGACTCTACGGAACCTAACGGCTTGCTCTTCTAGCTTCTGAAACTCTCTAGCAGCAGTAGCACCAAAAATTGTCAGGGGGATGGTAAAACCAACCATAAGCTGTCTACCAGCCCACTGTGTATTCTTACCAAAGTTAAGCAGGTTTGTTGTACCCTGCTTCATTAGCTGATTAAATATTTGTTGCTTTTGTGCGGCTAGCTGTACCTTGGTACCAAGGTTATTCATATCAAGAGCGAGAGGACGGACCTTGATAGACTGAAGCGCCCCGTTGGCGTCACGACCCATGCTAATGTATTGGGTCTGAAGATCCTTTACTCTTTCAGTGGCGACACGGTTAATTGTGTTGAATTCTCTGGAAAACATTTTTCCAAAGCTTTTAGAAGCACCCCCAGCATATCGGAAGTACTGGCCCATAGAGAGCTTGTTCTTTTCAAGGGCGTTTGTGAAACTCTCGGTACTCGAACTAATGCGAGTCATGCTGGCAGAGAATCTGCCGGTCTCATTTATTGTGTTTATGAGGCCTTGCTGCATAGCCATAGACTTTGCAGCGGCGTTTGCACCGCCCTTGGCCATGAGGGTGTGGAAGACTGATATTTCACGCTGTAGCTGTCTAATAGACGCTAAGGCTTGTGATGTATCAACACCTATACCTATATTAGCCTGAATATCAGCCATCCACTAGCACCTCTTGGTTATATTATTAGTTCATAAGATTGGTGACTTCGCCAAGGTTTACACCGGAAGCCTCTTCAACAATCTTGTAAACAGTTGGAAGGTCAATGTTATCTTCCAATGTCTTGATATCTCCAGCCAACTCAGGGTTGTACTGTTTCATAGCGATTTGAACACATTCCATGAGTAGGTTCATGGACTTGTCGTTGTCGGATGCTACATCTGCGATACCCTCGAACTTTTTCATAAACGGACGAAGA